TGGGAACATTCACAGGAAAACGGTTTCAAGCGGCATTGGTTGTTAGATGACAACATTGCAGAATTTTGGCGCTTTCACAACAACAAACGATACCGTGTAGAAAAAGGTTCCGGTATTTTTCGTGCTGCAGAAGACTTTGTTGATCGATTTGAAAATGTTGCACTAGCTGGCTTTCAATACAAATTTTTCTGTATTGATGACTATCCATACCCACCGTATATCTTAAATACAAGAATTATGTCTTGCTTCTTGATTGACAATGACTGCCCTGAAAAATGGCGCGGAAAATACAATGAAGACGTTGATCTTTCAATTCGTGTGTTGAAACAAGGGTTGACTACCATGTTATTTTACGCATTTCTCTGCGGTAAAATGCGCACAGGTACTATAAAGGGCGGCAACACATCTGAAATTTACAACAACTACCAAGAAGACGCATCGCTGAAAAAATCATTGATGTTAAAAGAGATGCATCCAGACTGTGTTGAACTAATGGAACGATATGGAAGAACGCATCATCACGTAAATCTTGATAAGATTATGAATAAGGATGGATACCCCGCCCGACACAATCCATTAATACTGAAAAAAGATGTTGACATTGTCCGACACACAAACAATTACGGAATGGAACTTGTTCGAGAATATGGAACTGAAAACGAGTTTACAGACCCCGAATTTGTAAAGAATGAGTATCCCGTTGGGCGTAAAAGCGTCCACGGCATTACTATTTGATAGGAGATGATCTATAATGAAAATATTGGTAACTGGCGGTGCCGGTTTTGTTGGCAGTCATCTATGTGAACGACTATTTGGCCTTGGTCATGATGTAACATCACTTGACAATTACTTTACAGGTTCAACAGCAAACCATATCTCAGGTGTTAACTATATTTCGGGTTCAACTGAACACATCAATGATATCTTTAGAACTCGCCAATTTGATCTTGTATATCATCTTGGCGAATATTCCCGCGTTGAACAGAGTTTTGATGACATTGATTTGGTTTGGCAATATAATAAACTTGGCACATATGAAGTTCTGAAATATGTCGGAAAAACTGGCGCAAAGTTACTTTATGCAGGTTCATCAACCAAATATGCAGATCAAACACCAGATTATATTCCAAGCCCATATGCGTGGTCTAAGGCATCTAATACAGAACTTGTAAAGCAATATGCGCAATGGTATAACTTGGATTATGCAATCACATACTTCTACAATGTATATGGGAAGCGCGAGATTAAGGAAGGCAAGTATGCAACTCTGATTGCTAAATACAAAACACTTGCAAAACACAACAAATCTTTGCCAGTAGTAATGCCTGGGACCCAGAAACGGAACTTTACACATATTGATGATATTGTAGATGCACTTATTTTGATTGGGAAAAACGGTTCTGGTGATGAATATGGCATTGGTAATCCAAAAGATTTTTCAATCCTCGAAGTTGCAGAACTGTTCGGACAACCGATCGAACATCTCCCAGAACGAAAGGGCAACAGAATGTCAGCATCTGTACTGACCACAAAAACAGAGGCTCTCGGCTGGAAACCACAACGAAATTTGGTTGACTATATTGAAACATTAAAACAAAATGGATGGAATGAATGAGTAAAAAACTAAACATGGCAATTGTTGGACATGGCTTCGTGGGCTCGGCAGTAGATTATGGGTTCCCCGATGCAAACTGCAATAAAACTATCATTGACCCGAAGTATGGCAATTCCATTGCTGATCTTGAAGGTAAGAATGTCGACATATCATTTGTCTGTGTACCTACTCCAATGGCAGCAGATGCAAGTATTGATGCCAGCATCTTAATACAAACGGTAAAAGATTTGATGAGATACACAACTGGTTTAATTGTAATTAAATCTACTGTAATACCATCAATAATAAGCAATCTAACCGAAGGTGTTTCAAGTATAATCTATAATCCCGAATTTCTCACAGAAAAGTCCGCGAATGAGGATTTTGTAAATCCTATAATGCATGTGTTCGGCGGCAACGAAAAGCAAACTAGAGAACTAGAAGAGATTTACAATAAATATAGTGCATGTAAGCCTTGTCAAGTTTTTCATATGACACCTGCAGAAGCAAGTTTTGTCAAATATGGTATAAATTCGTTTCTTGCATCAAAAGTTTTGTTCTTTAATCAATTGCACAATATTGTTGACAAAGTTGGAGGTAACTATAATACAATACGAAATGCAATGGGGACCGACCCTAGAATTGGACATTCACATACTATGGTACCAGGGCACGATGGGCAACCAGGATTCGGCGGCAGTTGTTTTCCCAAAGACTCGGCAGCTCTTATTATGTTCGCGAGAGATCAAGGAGTTCTATTTACTGTTCTGGAAGAAGTAGTCCGTAGAAACCAAGAATACAGAAACTCTAACGGTGGTCCAACACCGAGGGAGAAAGAACAAAATGTTCGCTTTGATTATGATATATAAAGGAATTTACAATGACTGATGCTGAAAGAGAACGACTTTATATGCTTGCCGAAGAGGCAGCAGAGATTATTCAAATAACAAATAAAATTCTTCGTCACGGATACGATAGCTATCACCCCGATGATCCTTTACGAACAATCAATAGTGAATTACTTCAAAATGAAATCAACGATCTACTTTCAATCGTTGACCGAATGAATTTGTATAATGACATTGATGTTGAGTTTGGTGGCTCACCTTTATTGGATGAAATTTGGAAGAAAAAGCTAAAATATACGTGGTTCCAACACCATGATTGATACAAAATGGGATATCCGTTTCATGCGAATTGCAAAGGAAATATCGACTTGGAGCAAGGACCCTTCTAGCCAGATAGGAGCCGTCATTGTCAATGATGACAGGAGAATTCTTGCTACGGGATATAACGGATTTCCACGAGGTATTGCAGACACGGAAGAAAGACTTTCTAATAGGGAAGAGAAATACCCACGGATAGTTCATGCAGAATTAAATTCACTCATGAACGCATTATATAGTGGTGTGTCTGTAAAGGATGCTACGATATATGTATATGGCTTGCCCGTCTGCTCAGACTGTGCGAAATCTGTAATTCAGTCAGGCATCAAGCGTGTTGTGGTTAATATGGAAGCCATAGAATCAAATGAGATATGGAATGAGCAATGGAACAAACTTTCCAAGCCGATGTTCGATGAGGCAAAAATTTCCGTCACATATCTAATTGCTGACTAAAATATATATAAATAGAACATACAATATAATGATGAGGTGAAAATGTCTAATCTTGCAGATTTTCTGGATCTAGAGCCCGACTTTGATCTAGAAGCAGAAGTTGCAGCCATGGTGCAAAACCATGAACAACATACAGCAGTAAACTATACAATTTATATCCCTTCCAAAGGCAGAGCTCACCACGGACACACCGCAAAGCTTTTGGATGAGTGTGGTATTGCAAACTACAAGATTGTTGTAGAACCCCAGGACTTTGAAGCATATGCAGAAAAATGGGGTGAAGATAAACTTGTCCAGTTGCCTGAAAATGACCAAGGCATCTCGTATGCTAGATCATATATCAAGAAGTACTCTGGTGAGCAAGGCGAAAAGTTTCATTGGCAAATGGACGATGATATGATCTCATTCCGTTTACGTCTTAACAATAAAAACGTAAAGGTAAATCCTAGACATTGCTTTGCGATTGTTGAGACAATCAACGATAAGTTTTCTAATATAGGTATCTGTGGTATCACACACTTTGCATATGCTTTTGCAAAGAAGACCCAAGTAGCATTGAATAAGATGGTTTACGGTATTATCCTTGCAAATAATGAAGTAGATCATGATTGGCGTTCTGGTACAAATGAAGATCTTGACTATTCGCTACAGACTCTAGAAAAGGGCTATGTTACAATTGCATTTAATACAGTACTCTTTGATACATTTAGCACAGGCAAACTAGATGGCGGCAATATGCTGAATCTATTTACAGGCGATGGTCGCAGGGAAATTTATGAAAAAACCGCAGAGTTATGGCCTGGTAGATTTGTCGTCAAGAAACTTGACACGGACAGAGGTTGGACACTAAAACACACCCGTAGATTTTATAATGATTACAAACAGGGGCCTAGATTAAAATGAAAATATATAAAACAAATGATCTCAAGAATATCTTTCTAGATTTGATTATGGATACGATAAAGCCAAATTTCTTTATAGAAGCAGGTGCTCTCAATGCTACATTTTCAAGAAAGATTGCAAGAATACTACCAGAAACGAAGGTTATTGCAATAGAAGCAAACCCCAATAATTACTCTAAGATATGCTCTAAGCCCTACCCCGAAAATATGTCGGTATACCACAAGGCAGTAATAGAAGAATTTTCCAAAGAAGTTTCATTTTTCATTAAGAAGAATAGTGAGACCGCGGGCAACAACTCCCTACTGAAAAAGAAAAGGCTGAAGGATGATCTTTATGAAGAAGTAAAGGTCGAGGGTATTAGATTGGATACACTACTTGATCTTAATAATATTGATGAAAGTTCTACTGTCTGTCTTTGGGTTGATCTGGAAGGGATGGGATATGAAGGCTTAAAGAGTATGGGCACGAGACTTAAACAATGTAAAGCCATTTATATCGAAGTTGAAGATAACCAAATTTGGAAAGACCAGAAAACTTCAAAAGATATTTTAGAGTTCATGACTGAACAAGGGTTTATTGCTTTCGGTAAAGATGCCCAATATAAAACCCAATATAATATACTGTTTTTGCGCAATGAGTAAGAACTTAAGGGACATATATACCGGTGTAAATAAAGCTGATCCGAATAGAAATACAAATGATCTGTATCCTACCCCACCCCTAGCAACATATATACTTTGCAAGTATTCCAACGTGCCGAAAAAAATTGTAGAGCCGTGTGCAGGAAAGGGTAATATCTCCGTAGAATTGAGACGTAATGGGCATGAAGTACGAAACTTTGATGCATTCAATTATGAGAATTCACATGATCTAATTTGCACCGGTCAGGATGTTCTTACACTTCCTAAACAGGAAGGATATGAGGGACTTGTTACAAACCCGCCTTACTTTCAAGATCTACCTAGAAAAATTCTAGAGAAGAGTCTCCGCGACTATGATTATACTGCCATGTTTGTTCGTCTGACATTTTTAGAAGGCATCAAGCGACATAAATTATTCAAGGAAAATAAACCTTCTCAGATCATTTTTCTTTCAGATAGAATACGATTTATTAATGGGTCAGACGTAGAACCCATAGAATACCATGAGCAAATAGGCGGCATGATAGCATATATGTGGCTTATATTCGATAAGAAAACAGAAACTAGAGAAACAAAATTAGACTGGGCATTATTAAGAGATGAATATCCAGAATGGTTGAAACATTATAAGGAAAAACTACAATGAAGTTCTTCATCTTAGACTTTGAAACATTTGGTACTGATACTTCAGATTGTGCAGTGATTGATTGCTCATATTTTACATTTAATACCGAAAAGATGCTTTCTTCAGAACCATATACAACAAGGACAATTGCGGATATTAAAAAATCTAAGCTTTCTGTGAAGGAACAGGTTGACAAATATGATTGGAAGGTATATGATGATGCTATACAGTTTTGGCAAGAACAACCAGTAGAAGTACGCAAGAAAATAGCTCCGTTGAAAACTGATATAACAGTGGAGCAATTTACAAATGACTTCCAAAACTATCTTGTTGATAGTGGTAAAATTGATCGTTGGTGGTCTAGATCCAATTCATTTGATCCTATCATATTATGGCGATTGTTCGAAAGTCAGAAAAAATCGCTACATTTGGCAGAACATCTACCACATTGGAAATTACGAGACACAAGAACTCACATAGATGCAAAGTTAGATTTTCCGAAAGTAAATTCATTTGTCCCCATTCAAGATGAGGAATTTTGGGACAAGGTATTTCAATTGCATGACAGTTCTTGGGATGTTTTAGCAGATATTCTTAGAATACAGGCAATTCTAAGAGCAGAAAACGATTTGGAGATGATCAAAAGATGAAATTAGAAATAACAATTGAAGAACTAAGAAAATATTCAATATTTGTCGCTGTGCCAATGTATGGCGGAAATTGCTCAGGTACATTCTGTAAATCAACTAACGATCTAGCCGCAATGTGTGCTCGTTATGACATTACATTGAAGTTCTATTACCTATTTAATGAATCAGTAATTTCTCGCGCCCGCAACTATTGTGTTGACGAATTTCTTAGATCAGAATGCACACATTTAATGTTCATTGATGCTGATATAGGTTTCAACCCGAAAGATGTTCTTTCATTGCTTGGGATACAAATTTCTAATCCCGACCAATTTGATGTACTTACAGCACCTTACACGAAGAAAAGTATTGCTTGGGAAAAGGTAAAGCGCGCCGTTGAGTTAAACAAAGCAGAAAACCCTTTTGATCTCATGCATTATGCAGGTGACTATGTTTTCAACCCGGTCCAAGACATGAAATCATTCCGAATAGATCAACCAGTAGAAGTATCAGAAGCAGGTACTGGATTTATGCTCATACCAAGAAATGTTTTTGATCGCTACAAAGAAGCATACCCAGAATTAAGTTACAAGCCAGATCATATCCGAACCGAAAATTTTGACGGGAGTAACGAAATCATGGCATATTTTGATTGTGCAATTGACCCTGAAAGTCGCCGCTATCTCTCGGAAGATTATTTTTTCTGTTGGAATGCCCGAAAAGCAGGGATGAAAGTGCATATGTGCCCATGGATACAACTACAGCATGTTGGCTCATATATCTTCCGAGGATCAATGGCTGCACTCGCAGGTCTTGATGTATCACCGACAGCAACAAAGGAGTCAAATCAAAAATACTACAAGAAGAAAAAGAAGAAGACAGGAATCAGACACTAAGTGATTGACATATATAAACAAATATGTTATATTAAACCTAAGGCAACTGCCTATATTATGGAAAATTGAAAAGGAGATATTATGAAATTATCTGATCAAACTCTAACAGTTCTAAAAAACTTCGCCACAATCAACCCCTCGGTGGTATTTAAGCCTGGCAGTGAACTACGAACAATCAGCCCACAGAAAACCGTCATGTCTGTTGCAGAGGTGCCCGATGAATTTCCCATTCAGGCATGTGTTTATGATATGTCTCGGTTTCTTTCGATGTGTAGCCTATATGAAAACCCTGAAATTGATTTCCAGGATAATAAAGTTTGCTATATCAGAGACGGCAAACGCAAAACAAAATATGTATTTGCAGACATTTCTATGGTTATAGTTCCACCTGAAAAGGAAATCATTATCCCGTCCGAAGATGTAAATGTAGATGTTGAATGGGATGACATCCAATCTGTTCTAAAAGCTGCCGGTGTTCTAAATCTGCCCGAGATTGCTTTCGTTGGGCGTGACGGTATTTGCTATATCAGTGCTGTTGATAGTGCAAACCCAACTGCGGACAGCCATGAGATTGAAATAGGTAAAACTGATGATACATTTCAGCTTGTAATCAAAACCGAAAATCTCAAGTTACTCCCGCAAAAGTACAATGTGACACTTTGTTCTAAAGGTATCTCAAAATTTGAGGGTGACAAAATCAAATACTTCATCGCAATCGAATCAAAATCAACATACAAGAAAGGAAACTAATAATGGCTGATGAAACTAACGTACAATTGAATCTTAATGATTTTGCTTTAGTAATCAATATTATTGATGCCTGTACTGAACGCGGTGCATTTAAAGGTAACGAACTTGCAGCTATCGGCCAAGTTCGTGAAAAATTTGCTGCTTTCGTGAAGGCAAATACACCTGAAGAAGCAAAAGCAACAGAAACAGAAGCAACAGAAGAAACCACTAAATAACATTTGACATATCCAGTAAAGGATTCTATATTATGACTAACATTGACTTCAAAGAAAACGAATATCTGTGGGCACAAAAATATCGCCCACAGGTGGTTGCTGATACAATTCTACCTGAAAAAACAAAGAATATCTTCCAAAAATTTGTTGATGACCGAAATGTGCCAAATCTACTTTTGGCAGGCTCGCCGGGCACTGGTAAAACAACTGCTGCTATTGCTATGCTTGATCAGCTTGGTTGTGACTATATTAAAATCAACGGTTCATTGAGTGGTGGTATTGATACATTAAGAACGGATATTTCTAATTTTGCGTCAGCAGTTTCATTCAGTGGAGGGCGCAAATATGTTATTATTGATGAAGCAGATTTTTTGACAATAAACACACAGACAGCTCTTCGTGGGTTTATCGAGGATTATAGCAAAAATTGTGGTTTCATCTTTACCTGTAATTTTAAAAATCGAATTATCGAGCCTCTACGTGGCTCTCGTTTTTCTGTTGTTGATTTTGCTATTGAAAAATCAGAAAGACCAAAACTTGCCGCACAGTTTTTCAAGCGTGTAATGTCAATCTTGAAAAATGAAGGCATTACAGCAGAGCCACAAGTTGTTGCTAAGATCATTGAAAAATACTTTCCTGACTTCCGAAGGGTTCTAAACGAATTACAAAAATATTCAGCTGTTGGTTCTATTGATGAGGGTATTCTATCGGCAAAAAAGACTGAATCTCTTGACGAGCTATTTGGGTTTCTAAAAGAGAAAAAGTTCACGGAAATGCGTAAATGGGTATCAGATAACAGTGATCAGGACGCTAATGAACTGTTCCGTAAGATTTATGACGAGTCATTGGATAGGATTGAACTTAAGAGTATGCCTGGGTTTGTAGTAACTCTTGCTGATTATCAGTACAAACATGCATTTGTTGCTGATCCTGAAATCAATATGGTTGCGTTTTTGACCGAACTAATGGTTGAGACTAGCTTTAAATGAGTATCTTTAGGCGCAAATTTGTAAAGTGTTTCTTGTGTAAAAACAAGGAAGATGTTCAAAAGGCATATGTTGTGAAATACAAAGCAAATGATGGCATGGGTTCTTCATACGTTTGTAGAACCTGTGCCGATGAACTTGATGTATTATCCTCTAACATAAAGGATCTTTATAATGATGACTGATGGTTTTGATATGATTGCTGCAGCTGAAGAGGCAAAACAAATCAAAGAAGAACGTGACAAAAGAGATGCCGAAATATTTGAGGCATCCAAATATACGCCATTTGATTTTATGGGTACTGCCTCTAAAACCAAGAAAAATCTTATTACTGAAGATGATCAACCTGATGTAATTGAAAAACAATATAATGCCTATATTGTAAATAGAGGCTTTGCTCTTTTTAGTGATAGTGTTTTACACGCAAATGAAATGAATATGAGACATAATGTATTCAAATCTGCACAATATCACTATTATATGGGAGCTTTGCGTCCTAGGGACCGTAGAACAAAATGGCCAAAACTAGGAAAAAACCCTGACTTGGATGCTATACAAGAATATTATCAATGTAACCGTATTATTGCAAAACAGTATCTAAAGGTGCTACCAACTGAAGAACTTGAAAAAATAAATACATTGGTGTCAAGAGGTGGCACAAATAAATGATCTTAAACAATAATAATAAAAAAGGCGATCATATTTATGGAACAAAATATATTCAGGGGAGGCGGTGCTGAAATCAAATTACCATCTCCTGATAATTTTCTAAAAATCAAGGAAACATTAACTCGTATTGGTATTGCTTCTAAGAAAGATAAAACATTATATCAGTCTTGCCATATATTGCATAAGCAAGGCAGATATGCAATACTTCATTTTAAAGAATTATTCATTCTTGATGGGAAGGAAAATAACTTTTCAGATGAAGATAAAGCTAGAAGAAACACAATTGTAAATCTCTTAGAAGAATGGGGTCTTTTAGAGGTAATAGATTCTTCCGAAATAGAAGATCCTATAGCACCACTAAATCAAATCAAGATTCTATCACATAAAGAAAAATCTAATTGGAATCTTGAGCAAAAATATAATATCGGTAAGAAACGAAATTGAAAGGAACTACACAATGAAAGTTTATCGCGAAAATGAATTGGCTGAAATCCCAACATTTGCTACAGAAGGCTCGGCATGCTTTGATCTCCGTGCCTGTCTAGAACCAAATGGTACAGTTACATCATACAATCCACACAATCGTAAAATGCAGATGCCAATCAAGGTAAACGGCGGCAAGAATAGTGTATCCCTGCAACCGGGCTTCAGAACATTGATTCCTACTGGTTTGATCTTTGATATACCGAAGAATCATGTGCTTGATTTCTTTATTCGGTCGTCAATGGCTCTGAAGTATGGCATTGTTCTTGCAAACGGTGTTGCAAAAATTGATTCGGACTATGTTGAGCAATCTTATATCATGGTTCTGAATACAAGCGATACACCTTATACTGTTTACCACGGTGACCGTATTGCACAAGCAGAGCTTCGCGCATTGAAGCCATATAACCTAACAGAAAGAAAATCCCCACCTGAACAAAAGACTGATCGTGATGGTGGCATGGGTTCAACAGGAGTAGAATGATGGCAGTCAGTGAAATACAGAATGTAAAGCTAGAATGTATTAGACATGCAAGTAACATGATACAATACAAGTTAAACATCTTGCAGCAAAGTAAAACACAAATTGAGAAAGATGCATCTGCAGATAATATTATCAAAGAGGCACAAATTCTTTATGATTTTCTGTCGAAGTAAATATAAATAGAATTGTGGGAATGCCGAAAGGGTTCCCACTTTAACCGCCGGTCACATGACGGCAAATATCAATCTTGCTTAATAAGGAGAAAAACATGACTAGACTACAATTAGATTCTATTATCGACTCAATGCTGTTTCCCACGCGCTACACAAGTGCATACACAAACAACGGATCAGCATATCCTCCATATAACATTATTCGAATTTCCGAGACTGAAACTGTACTTGAAATTGCAGTAGCAGGTTTCAAAGAAGATGAAGTCAGTGTTGTTGTGGAAGATGAAAAGCTAAAAATTACTGGCAAGAAGGAAACTTCGGAGACTTCCAATTATGTCTATAAGGGCATTGGAACTCGTGCATTTGAGAAAACATTTGCATTGTCTAAGGACACTAAAGTAACAAATGCTGAATATGCTGATGGCATTTTGTCAGTGTTTGTGACATATGAAGTTCCAGAAGAAAAGAAACCAAAGCAGATTCCTATCAGCAGAGGCGAACGACTGTATCTCACAGAAGGTGATGATATCGTATCTTAAAACTATTAGGGAGCCTTTTGGCTCCCTTTTTAATTTGCAAAACCAGCCAGACCGCCGCCAGATGGGCCAGTAATTCTTGTGACAGAACTATTGTTTACATTGGTTCCGCCGACATTGTTTGTTACCGGCGCATTTGTAATAGGAGTGTTATTGATTATGATTGGCTGCCCCGTATTTTGTAGTGCAGCACTTTCTACATTAGTTATTGTGTTTACTAATGGCTGAAAATTAGAAATATTTCTAAACCTTTCTAATAATTCTGGATATTCTTGTATCATTTCAGCTAGAGTATTCATGATGCTTGCTCTTGTGAAGTCAGGTGTTGAATCTTGATCCAAGACCATTTGCAGTCTTCTATGATAATCTAGAGCTTCATCATTTTGCAAATTATTTTCATTTCCCCGTCGAGCACGTCTTGCATTACTTCCTCTAGCAGGTGTTGCTGTGGTTTCTGCGCTTTCATTATTTCCACGTTGAGCACGTCTTGCATTACTTCCTCCAGCAGGTGTTTCTGCATCCTCACCAGGCTCATTATCAGGGAACAAAAATCTTAATCTTGGAGGCACCATATCCATTACAGCTTGTTTTATCCCCTTGAATGAAGGTAAGAATCCTTGTAACCAATCTATAAAGGATTCGGCCCATCCAGTAAGAATATCTTTTACAGAGAATTCTGGCGCATCTTCATCTTTCCAGCTAAACTTCTTTGATACCCAGTCTATGGCAAGATTCATCGGTGCCCACATGATATCAAGCAATCCTCCTTCACCAACATATGCGTTCCAAAGTTGATTTAATGCTTCTTTTGGATCAGTAAATATTGTTTTTACCCAATCAACCGCAGATTCTATAGCACCAAAAACTGCTCCTGTAAGGTTCGTAAATAATTCTGTAAAACTAAAGTCACTTATTGCATCTGCTATTTCTTCTGAATTTTCATCAAAAACAAATTTTCTGAGAATCCAGTCAACTGCGTCTTTTATTAGATCCAATGGTTTGGTAATTAAGGAGGTAAAGAATCCGTTTACAGCACCTTCCAGTCCTCCAATAATACCATCTTCAACGTAACCATCTATAGCACCTTTGATAGTATCAAATGCTGTAAGTATAATGCCAAGAGGAACGAATACCTTTCCTAATGTCTTCCCAACAGAGGAAATTATATCCGCAAATCTACTCAAATAGCTTGATATATTTTCAAATGAGTTCTGAATTGCCGCTGCAGGGCCATCGGTTAACTCTACCAGTTTTTTACCAACATCGATGAATGGGTCTGCAAGACCCTTAATATAATCACCAACGGAACTTACAGCATTCCCAAGAACAGATGTATTAATTCTTGAAAAGGTGTCGGTTACAAATTTCAAAAAATCATCAAGAACATCAATAATAGAAACCTTTATGAAGGCTGCTTTTACTCTGATATCCCTTGTTACGTTAGAAATTGTATCAGTTATGCCATCTATGAAGTCAGTAAATACGCTAGAAATTGTCGCGGTAGTCTTAGGAAAAAATGTTTTTATTGTTCCTAACCAGCCTTGTATTGCCCCAAGTGCGGTACCCAAAGCCACACCTATAGTAGCAGCCATTATACCCATTGATTGCAAATTATCTAATAGATTAGGACCTGGAGTTCCCGGAGAGCCAGACGGTCCCGACCCCAATGGGCTATTAGAACCACCGCTCGGTATTACAGACTTAGTTGCTTGCGCTAAACGATCCCTCTGTTCTTGCATTTCAAATGCTGTCTTATTTATCTCAAGTAGTTCCTTAAGAATAGAGGTTTGCTCGATCATAGTATCAGAAATGATATTGAGAACTTCCTTCAAGGATTTCATGGAATTTGCACCACTATTGCGCACGAGATTACCTTCCGCGCGCATCCTTTCGATGACACCCTTTAATGTTAGTTCTTCAGCCATTTAGCCATTCCTTTGTTGTTCTTCTTTTTGCTTTTGAATAAAATCTGCTAGCATTTGAAAATAGATATCTCTTTCATATGGAAGCATATTTTCTATTTCAGTTATGCTGTATTTGTGATGTTGAGCCATTGCAAAGATTTTTTGGTAATATAGCGATAGGTTATTATGACTCAACATTAGATAAAAAAACTTTGAGTTCCTTGTATAATGAAAGTCTTATTTTCACCCTTCGAGTTCACATAAGGCACCTCATGCCTTATTTTAGGCATTGTTTCAAAGAAAGTACGTATTTTAACGATAATATTACTACCTAAACTTTCAACAAAGTCATCTATTTCCTTTTTGGAAAAATCTTTGAATAGATAAATCTCATCATCCAAAACTAATTTATCTAATGATGAAATAAGAATATCATAATTAGCATCAGGATTGTTATCAGAATCCTTTTTGAAAAGAACATCGATTTCATCTATATTAGGATATTTCAGAAACAATGAATACGGAGTCAAATCAATTTTATTTGTATGATTAGGGTCCTTTTCAACCTTTACTTTAGAAATATCGATTTCCAATTTTACCTGTTCTTCGGTTTCGGGGTCTTTTATTTCAAATTCTACAAGATTGTCAACTGATTTTGAACGCAATACAATCAAAAGATATTCAAAATCAAACACTGCTAATTTGTTGATATCTACATCAATAAGACAATTGCTCAGTATCTGTTTAATTGCTAATACAATTTGTTTCGGGTCTTCCGATTCCTGAGCAGTAAGAAGTATCTTTTCTTCCTTAACAGAAAACGGCCTGAATTTTATTGTTTTCCCAGTAGAAGGCAATTCACACTGATAGATGGGTAAATCGATTTTTGGTAATGGCATATTATAAGCTCCTTTATTATGTTATATCTATTGGTGCTGCAGGCAGCACTGTTTCATTTATAATGTTTTGAGGTATTCTACCACCCCGGAATATGGAATCTTGAGACCCGATAATAAATCTGGAATCCTGAGCAGAAGCAGGCTGAAAACCACTATGTAGAATTCTGGAGTATGAAAAGTTTACAGTTGCGGTACTAACACTTGTATCAGACCAACTCAAAGTAATTCCTCCAACTTCTGTGGGATATACACCTTCAAATTTATACTCATAGAACCCAGGCACTGAATTTGGATCTCCATATGCTGAGAAATGTTTTATTACCATTGATGTAGTATACTCGTTTTTGTAATTTATCTCTTTGGAACCAGCACCAAAAGATCCACTTCTTCCTATATTTCCACCGACATTTACCACAGAATTAATCCATCTGTGAAAATACGTGATTACGTTGTGATTAGTATCTAACATAAAAATACAATTCAATATACCAGGATTGGAACTCATGGGCATGAATTCTGGAAATCCAACGCCAGTCGGTCTGTATTGCATTACTTCAAGATTTATACCTGGTACTGTTACTGTTTGGCAAAAAAATCTAAGATCATTAGTTGATATGGTATCTATATCATTACCTGTATTAACGGCGGCAAATTCAACTACAAATAAACTGTTAAGTGCAGGCCCGCCGTGTCGATCCATTCGAGATTTGAATTCGTTTATGTTAAACACTTCGTGTCATCCTCTTATAATATTCTTAGAGTCTTTCCAGACGGTAGTTTTTCTTGCACCTTGGAATTGTTCAGCTTGTAGAAAAAGTGCCACGTCCCACTCGGATGGATGTATTTCAATGAATCTAGACCTTACATGGCTAGTAAGATATCTTTTGAAAGTTGGTTTGAAAAGACTAAACTTTTCAGCACCTTTCAGGACGCCATAAGATAATTTCAGCTTAGTAGTATCATCATACCGATCGTTGTTTGTAATATCATATAGCGCATCCATCAACTGCGCCCTCAATTTTAGCGGTAGATAATGTAGGTTTATGCCATAGAAGCCGTTCGGTGTTCTCTGTACAGGAAAGATAAGAGGAAATTTATCATAGTACGGAAGTGTATCCTTGTGCTTTGCATCATATATGAAGAAATACATCTTGCCCGCAGTAACACGATTTTTGTATCTATCCTTATTGTCCCTAAGGATTCTGGTTTCATCCACCTTCCCCACAGACTTTGCTTTTTCGCGGAACCATTCACGTGCAGCGCCAGTCCTCGCAGGCATTTGTCCTGATCTTATTCCTTTTAATAGTATATCGTCAAATAGGCGTGCTGCCATTTATTTTCCTAACGGTTTAATTTGATCTTCGGTAAATACAGAAAAGAGCCAACCGCGTTCTTTACAATATCTTTCCGCGGCTTTCCATTTTGCTTCATTTATTGCATACGTTGCAGCCTCGTTAAGATATCTACGAGAAGTTCTTCCAGTAGGGGTCTTATTCTTATTTGCTGGATTTGGCGGCATTGTTTGTTTTTTAGGTTTTACCTCTATCATTTCCATTTGATATTTATTATCACCAATACGCTTTTTAATCACAAAATCTGGAAAATATCTACTGGTTTTGCTTTTTACTGGATTTAGATACGGTATTGCTATTTCTTCTGATTGCCATTCTATTATATCTGGATGAGAATCAAAAGTTCTCATCATCTTCAATTCCCAGAGTGATCTGTAAATTATTTTTGTGGGATCGCCTTTATATTTAGCGGGATTATTAGGTCTGAACCTTCCTTTATATGCCAATGTCGTTTTCCTGTATAAATAGAACTAATAATACTATTTATCAGGGAAGTCATGCCAAATAATTTTAGACCGGTAAAAGAAGAAATCTCGCGGGCAGCTTCAGCAGCATTCTTATCGTTGCCAAGTAGTGAAAGTACACATGGTATGCTGTTGAATTTTCGTGAATATGAATACGTTCCGGGAAATCAACGAGGGTTTTCTACATTAGGAGAGGCTGCTGTTAGTAATATACGGTCGAGTATATTTTTGCCGTTGCCCGCAAATATTGCAGATAATTATGAGGTGCGTGTTGATAGATTCGACCAAGGCATGTATGGTAATGCAATTAGTCAAGGAGTTAGCGGTATTACTGGAGGTGGGTTTAAAGGCTTTGACAGTATTATTCAGAATCTGGGATTGCCTAGCACAGATTCTGCGGTGAGCGCTGTGGCTGGTTTAGGGGGCGGTCTTGCAGGCTTTCTAGCAACCAGGACTTCCATCGGTGCTGCACTTGGTGTACTAGCAAGCCAAGGTCTTGATACGGGGACCGTTTCTAGCAGCATTGAAGCAGGTGCTGGTGTTATGGTGAACCCAAAGGCCACACTTCAGTTTAAGGGAATCGAAATGAAACGTCATAGCTTTACCTGGACAATTGCACCAAAATCACCAGATGAAACAAATACACTAAGATCAATTATAAATACAATAAAGCAAAATGTTCTCCCATCATATACAACAGGTCTGGGACAGACAGGGGCATTTCAAAGAGCACTGTTAAAATATCCCTCGTTTGTTGACTGCTTTTTTGTTGGTATTGATCCAGCATACTATTATTACTTCAAACCAGCAATGGTTCAGACATTTAATGTAGATTATTCACCCAATGGGATATCTGTGCTTAGAGGTGGACGACCTGCAGCAGTAACGATGAACATGAGTATAATAGAATCCGATATCCATACCGCAGAGGATTACGGCGGCTCAAGCGCAAGATTGCCTGGCACATTTGATTTGCAAAACCCCAACAGACCAGATAGAAACTAAGGTACGATGTCCAAATATTTCTCAAACTACCCACTTACGCAATATCAGGGTAAAGTATCACGTGATATTACTCGCAGAAGTAAAATCAGAGATGACCTATTTCAAGATCCGTATATTTTCTTGCCATATACGGTAAGAGAAGGTGAAAAGCCTGAAACGATAGCAGAACTTTATTATGGTTCTGTTGATAGTACTTGGTTAGTGTTATACGCAAATAATATGACAGATCCGTATTATGATTGGCCAATGGATGGTGAAGAATTTAATCAATATTTCATTGAAAAGTATTCCGAGATATCTGGTAAACAAGGAGTTGATGTAATTCGCTGGGGTCAAGATAAAACCAGGACCGATAATATTGTATATTACTATAAGACTATTGATAAGGATATAGGATCGGAACAATTTACTTTCTCTACTGGCAGTACATCTTTTGCTGATGTTACCGACGAAGAAATTGATTCGCTTCTTGAAAATGAAGTAATTACTATAAATGGGATTCAATATAGGTTGGTAAAAGAATAATGTCGAATGAAATAGTCAGAATATCTCCAGAATCATTAAGAACACTTTTCCTTAGAAAAGAAGATGGAGAAATACTTTTAACCGAAGATGGCCGCAGAATAGTCATACGACAAATTGTACCGGAAGGTTTTGAGCCCGTTCGTGTTTATGATTATGAGCAACAACAGAATGAAAATAAACGGGAAATAGTATTAGTAGATAAGATTTACAAGAACCAAATAACAGAAGAATTCAAAAGGTCGCTTCGCAGATGAGTGAAAACTTTGTAAGCCCTACATATTACAATCTTCAAAGAGCAACAATAAGATCAGAATTTTCAGGGTTGGGCGAATTTGATATAACATTATTGATACCAAGTATTACATTTGTTTCATCAATTGAGAGTGAAACTATGTATGGCTCGGCAAAAATAATTGATTCTGTGGGTCTTTTAGACGGTACTGATTCAAGACCTCCATTAAGAGGCGAAGAACAGATTATTTTCGAGATTGCTGATTCTAAAATCATAAACGAGAACGGCGGCATTAATAATATAATTCCAGATAATTTGTACAGATTTGTTGGGTATGTATATAAAATTGATAATGTTGAAACAAAAGAAATAAATGATTCCATGTCATATGATATACATTTTGTATCATATCAGTCATTTAAGGCTGGCACATATAAGATTACAAGGGCATTTATTGATAAACCAGTTTCAAGTATTGTTGAAACTATTTTCAAAGACTATTATAGAAACAACGATACATTAGGTTATATACCTTCTCAAGATCGCAAAGATTTATTTTTAGAACAAACTCAAGGCGTTTATAGATGTACAATACCAAAAATGAGATCAGAAGAGGCAATGGACTTTTTATCCAAGAGATCATATTCTAATCTAAGCCCATCATGTCTGTTTCGGTTTTTTGAAAATTCTAGAGGATATCACTACGTGACAGATGAGGAACTCTATAGACTTGCTGATGCTGATGAAACTAGAAAATTCACATTTACTTATGGTGATGCAATTCCAAATGCATTAGATTACTTTGATAGTCAATTGAATAATCTAGAGGTGCTTGGAAGCCCAAAGCGCGTAAATAGTTTTGACGATATTTACAATGGCGCATATAACAATAAGGTATATGAAATAGATATTCTATCACGTAGATTGAATTTACTGGATAATACAAACCAGTACAAATATTTTGAAGAAAGAGATCGATATCTATCAAAAGGTAAGTTTCAACAATTCGTTGATAGGCATAGCAATAACTTTATAGACAGTATACATCGAGGATCTGAAGATGTTCAAAAATCTTGGCTAGTAATTCAAAACTACACCGAAGGTGAGAAAAGCGGTGAAAATGCGATGCAGGCAGAAACCTTTTATGCTGAAATTATCTCAAACCGACAAGCATATAAGAAACACATCGAAAGCATTACAATAAATGCAAGAGGACCTGGCAGATTAGATGTAACTGCAGGTGATATAGTAACTTTGGATATTAAGCAATTGCGGTTTGCAGATAATAGTGAGAGTTTGGAACCCAATAAACATTTGAGTGGTGAATATATAGTAAAATCAGTAGTACATTTAATGGATAAAGAAGAAATGTATAATGAATATGTGCTGATAAAGAGAGAATGGAGTCAAACACGAACAGATCAAGAAGCCGTATCTTCTGCGATTTTAGGTAGAAATACAATATCATTTAGCACACTACAAAGTTCAGTTCAAAACAATATAGGGTTTAGTATAGGTGAAGAGGTTAATGAATGATTGATACAGGTGTAGGCTTTGTTCATCCGATGTTTTTTATTGGTGTAGTCGAGGATCGAAATGACCCTCGTGCCGAAGGTCGTGTTCGCGTAAGAGCTTTTGGCATACACGGGTCAAATCAAGATATTCCTACAGAAGAGTTGCCTTGGGCGACATTGATTATCGGCAATCACGACGTGAACTTCACACCACCGCCTTTGAATGCTTGGGTGTTTGGTTTCTTCATCGACGGTCGTGATGCACAGCAACCAATGATTCTTGGTTTGATCCCTGCACAAGCAACTGAAATTGTAAATCCTGCTGTTACGGGTTGGGGCGCAGTACCCGCAGAAGATTATGACCGAGCAGGTCAAGGTACTAGACCAAGAGACCTCGGCTTGTCTCCAATGTCTAAACTAGCAACTGGTGAATTCCTAAACGAAACCTATAATGAAGCACTAGAAACAAATCGTGTTCGAGATATTCCAATTGCCGGTGGGTGTGCCAGAGGGCATAATAGCGTTGGAAATGGTAATCTATGGGGCAACGACATTGGTGAGAGTGTTGATGGGACACCAACATTTACACCTGGCAGAGCGGGCCGAGGCTTAACAGAAGATAGGCAAAGAGCGCTTGTTGCTTTTGCAAATAGAAACGGAATAAATCCCAACGCATTAGCCGGTGTTTTGAATATTGAGAGTGGCTTTGATCCATCGATTCAAGGGGGTGCTAGTAATAGATTCCATGGTATATTCCAACTACAAGACTCTCAAATAGGAGGTCTTACAAATCAAGCACTGGGTAGAAGTCTGTCACCCGAACAATACAGACAAATATCGTTTGATGACCAGTTGCGGGTTTATGAGCAATACATGAAGAATAGTATCAAAGGCAACCTCAGTGACTTTTTTACCGGCGATGCAAAACAGGACGCTTCTAGATTGTGGGCTTTACAATTGGCACCAGGCAGGGCACGTTCAATTGATTATAACAATTCCAACGCTACTATAAGTGCTACAAATCAAGCGTCAAGTATTAGTGCTAAAAGGGGTTTAGTTACAGTAGGTTCTGTGCAAGGCGGGACAATAAGTAGAGGTGGTTTACTCGATTTGGATAAAGAGTCACTACAAACCCCTCAGTTACTTGAAGACCCTTCGCAACCATCAAGGACTGAACAAGCACAACTGAATGATCAAAGGCAATCAAAAGCTGATGAAATTAGAACACAAATACGTGATGTTGATAGGCAAATTTCCGAACTAAAACTCCCAGAAGATAATACTAGACTGCAAGAATTACAATCTAAGAGACAAGAACTTGAAGCAGAACTTTCTTCATTGGACAGCTCGAGTACAACCGATGCTACGCCCAATGAACCCTATAGCGGATATGCAACGCCATCTTCTGACCCATCGTGTGCAACATCATGGGAGGAACCAGCTTCTGGGTATGGCGCAAAATATCCATATAATCGAGTCATAGAAACTGCTTCCGGACACTCTATTGAACTCGATGACACACCAGGGTCTGAAAGAATTATGATATGGCATCACAGCGGTTCCTATGTTCAAATCACAGGCACAAGCACGACACATAAAAATATGAGTGACGCGTATTCCGTGAATGAGAGGAACCATCATGTTTATATAGGTGGCAACAATCTCGTTACCATCGAAGGTGATAGCCATGTTCTTGTCAAGGGCAATAAAGTAGAAGAAATCGAGGGCGACTATAAACAGATTGTTCACGGTAATATCATGGTCGGCGGCGGCGGTAGAGTAGAAATTAACGGTGCCGATAGAACTGACATTAGAAGCGCATCTCTTGCACTTGATTCTAATGTAGAAAATCTTAATATTAAAACGGGTAAGAGTATCATATTTGAATCCGGCAATACAATCGACTTAAAGTCAAAAAATGTACGGATAGGTGCATCTGAAAGCATGAGCGTCTCCGGAGGCAAGGGCCTATTTTTGGAATCACGAGGTGGTGATGTTCACATGAAATCTTCGGGCAATGTGTTCATGAATCCAGAACAAAATCTATTCCTAAGAGCTGATGGTGGAACCATTTCCATGCAAGCAAAAGGAAGCTTAAGAATGAGTTCCGAATCATTCATGTCCATTAAATCTGAGGGTTACATGGCAATGAAGTCATCGGGGTCGAGTGTTTTGATTGGTGCAGGGCAATCTGTAAACATAAATGCAGCAGACAAAATGGGTATACTCGGCGCGGAAATCTTTATTGAAAGTAGCGGAGGAGATACAAACATCAGCTCAGGTGGGTTAACTAACATTGGCAGTACAGGTGATATTAGTATTTCTTCTTCTAGCAACTTATTTACTCAAGCAACTGGTGATATTAATACAAAGGGCGTCAATGTCAATATTGAAAGTTCCTCTTCTATGGATATCAGAGGCGGTGGTACAACTTCAATTGAGGCGGTAGGGGGTAACATGAATCTTCTTGCTAGTTCCGATGCTTATCTTACTGGATCAACTGTTTATATCGATGATATTGTTCAACTTGCAAGTGGGGCAACCGCAGGCGGCACATTTGGGGCTGATGATGGTAATGAAGTTCAATCGAAAGAACCAGTCGATCCTGCTGAATTTAGTGAAGGTACCGGTGAAATGGGAGGTAGTATTGCAGATCAAGCCGTAAATGCAGAGCAACCAGTGTCAGCGCCAAGCGGTTCAAATGGGCCTGCAACACCTCCAGACCGCTCAGCACCCAATCCGCGAAGAACAGAATCTGCTACCAACAACACAACAACGAATACCGGATCGTCAACTACAGACACATCACCTGGGTCAATTGCAACTCAACCAGGTGCTATAAATCTAAATGAACCTAATATCATAGCCTCCATTGAGGATGCTTCAGGCAGAAGAGCACTAGTTAGACTACCCGAAAATGGTAAGATTATTAATGTTAGAGTCGGTGCACAATTAAATGGGGGTGTTGTAACTTCAATATCAGAAACCGAACTTAAATATAGTGTAAACGGTACTCAAGATAGAACATTAAGGATACCAGATTAATGGCCGAATTTATAGATTGTAAATACGATGAAAATCTTGTTAATAGATTAACACAGATATCAGATGAGTTTTTTACTACTACTGATACCGATAATTCTGAAGAAGAAAATGCAATTCTAAACTACAACACGAGAATTTTAAACCGTGAAGTAAATAGTTTTAGAAAACTTAGAAATAGTCTTGCCAAATCGAATAAAATAACACCACTAACGAAAAGAAAATTCGGAGAACGTTTTATTCCGAAACCACTGTACCAGGAATACCAAAGAACAAATATACCGACTGTTCAGAATCTGATTGACTTTTTGCAGGTAAATTCGCAGTTTTTCAGAAATCCATTTACGGAAGATAGAATTTTATCTGTAGTTTCCGAATTGGACCCTCTTTCTTTTAGAACATTTGAAAACGAGTTTCCTAGTACAGACGCAAGATTACGCTCTGGTCCTATATCTTCGGCGGAAGTTAACTCACTGATTCGTGATAATGGATTGGATTCCAGATTTTTTGCAGCACAAGTTGAATCTAATAGAAACGGTATACTTAAATTACTTGAGAGATTTCTTTCGGCGCTAGGTATTGGTGTGGGTATTATGGGATCGTTTTGCGCTCTTGTAGATAATGTATTTGCACTGTCAAAGGGACAAAAAGATTTGACAGGCAATTCAACACAATTTCTTGAAAACTTTACCAATGTTTTAGGTTTGGTCAATCCGCAGGCTGGGCAAACCTTGAGTCAAGTTCAGGAATTAATTGCATTGGCACAAGAGGCCCAACAAAATTCAACTGACATTGCAACAAATCTGCAAAATGCGTTTGGGATACTTGCATCTGCTTTTGGTATTATCATGAACTTCATACCAGCCGGTTCAGAAACGCCAACTTCCAATGGTTCAATTGAACTTGATTGGAATTTTGAAGCAATTCGAGATGCCATTGCAGCACAGGATCCTTTGTTTTTGGTTACGGTAGATAAAACTGGCAAACCTTTGGGGGATATAGATCAAAACAACATAGTAGACGGGAGTGATGTAAGCGCACTTCAAACATATATTGATGGCTCTGCTTCCGAGACTGTTGCTGAATATGTTGATAATGTATTGATAAACTTCCTAAATGAAAATGCAAGCACATATTCCGAATATTCAGACTTTCCATCTGCCGATAGTCCCGATAGCAATTTATCTAATGTAATAAATGACTTTTCCTCTGTTGCGAGCAAATTCGGTTCACTCGGCGGGAGTGGTGACTTTGGTCTTGGGCAAATTACACAAATAATATCTATTGCTGGCGGAATTATATCTTCGATACAAGGACTAATTAGTGGATCTAGACCTGTAAATATAAAAGGATTGCTTCAACAACTTGATCAGATCGTTGAACTTGGCTCAAGTTCCATACAATCGCTATTTGCAGGGTTTGACGAATTATCGGCAGACTATAAAAAGACTACAGAAGACGCATTGAAGGAGGCTGAAAATAATTCTGTTGATAATCCCGAAAAGACTGCTGAAATCAATACAAAGAATCAGGAATCACTTAAAGATAATTTTTCAAAGGCTCTTGAAACTGTGGGCAATGCAACAAAGAATCTTGGCAAACGATTGATACAGGTAGCTAATCAAATACGAAATTCCATCAGCAGTTTAGCAGCAGTTGGTGTGCTTGAAAATCTTGAACAGCAATTGTCCAGTGTAATTGATCAGTCCGCAAATCAGTTGAAGTCCAAGATAGGCTTTTTTAACCCAACATCACTTGATAACGGATATCATTTTAACATGGGTTCTTCATACGGGAAAATGGCTGGATTAATTGCAGCTGCAAAAAATGCCGTGAGTAACGATACTACAGAATCAATGAAAAATTCTGTAAAGGGCATGATAGCACAGTCTGCTGAGAAGTATAGACAAAAGAACAAAGAGGAAGTAGAATTTGTTGCACTGCGGTTTTGCAAATTGGCAGGCGAGATTGAAAGAATATACGATCAGATAACAAGTCCTTTAGAGAATATGATTAACGAGTACAAAAGCACAGATCGGTTATTATTGGCAGTTGGTAATGAGAATACTCTCCGAGCTGTAGAGGCTGGAGCAATTAGATATGACACACAAACAAGATTACAAGCAATGCAACAAGCTGGTAATGTAGAAGCAACAATTACCGCACCATATATAAATGGGGTAGGTCAAAGAAGCACGATACCAGGTCAAAATACTCAGGTTAAAATATTCCCGCCAGTTCCTTCAGATTATGATTTTCCGACATTTGAACAAGCACTACAAGGATATAAGGGTGTAAGATATGCCTCTCTAACTAGAGGCAGTGCCCGAGCTGAAACTGGACCTCCTGGCTTTCTGGTAAAACCTTACGGCGGAGTAAATGAGGATGCAATGGTAAAACTCTTTATTCTTGCTAGAGAATGGGGTAGAGAAATACAAATAAATAGCGCATATAGAAGTCCTATTGCTAACGCAAATGTAGGTGGTGCAAAAAATTCGCACCATTTAAGGGGGAATGCTTTTGATTGTTCAACATCTGGATTGTCGTTTTCTGAAAGGGTTGAATTTTGCAATTTTGCAATTAGAGCAGGTTTTACTGGTATAATAACATATGATGGATTTATACATATAGCAATAAACTCTACAGAAAAAGGCGGGATATTCAATTACTTTAATCTACCCGGTCCGAATGGCTATAAAACTACCGAATAGGGATAAAGAATCATGGCAAGAACACTAAACGATCCATTCAACCCAATACCAACCATAACTCCGCTTCGAAAGAAGCGGATATTATATTCTGATATCTTTAAGGATCTTACAACAAACCCCATATCTGCTGATCTCGCATTGAGAATAAATGAAGAATCAGTAAAGGAATCGTTGAGGAATTTAATCTTAACCGACCGTGGTGAGAGATTGTTTCAGCCGAATATCGGGTCCGATGTCCGGGCATCACTTTTTGAAAATGCAACACCGGTTACTCTCAAACTTCTCGAAGATCGTGTGAGAGATGTAATAAATAACTATGAGCCAAGAGTATCGGTGATTGACATTGATGTTACTTCTTTATATGATGACAACAGAGTACAAGTAACTATATACTTTTATGTAAAAAATAGAGAAGATCCACTTTCAGTTGACGTATTCATAGAAAGAGTCAGATAAGATATGCCTACAAAACCCGTTTTACCAATTACAGAACTAGATTTCTTTCAAGCAAAAAATCAGCTAAAAGAATTTCTTCGTAACGAGCCTTCAGGACGCTTTCGAGATGTTGATTTTGAAGGTTCGAACATGTCCGTGCTGTTGGATGTATTATCATACAATACATACCAAAATAATTTCTACACGAACATGGCAATTTCTGAAATGTTTCTTGATAGTGCCCAATTGGAAAATTCAATAGTTTCACATGCAAAGGAACTGAACTATTTGCCAAGATCGGCAAAGTCAGCAAAAGCTGTCGTGAAAGTAACAGTCAGAGATTTGCAAAATTCGGATTCTACTATTGTAATACCTGAAAACACTAGATTTACAACAACACAGAGTGGTGACAGATATAACTTTTACACAAACGAGAGTTATATTGCTAGAAAAACAGGCGAGAATTATGTAGCAGAAAATGTAGAGATATTCGAAGGTGAGATAATAGATGAAGCGTTCTTTGTTACTGGTGATAGGCAATCAATAAGGCTTTTGAATCAAAATGTAGATATCTCAAGTATTAGAGTTTTCGAAAACTTTGATCAGCCACTAGATAGAATTGAATACACACTTAGAAATGATATTTTTGGTGTTGAAACAGATGATGCTGTTTTTTATATCCAAGCCAGCTTCGATAACACATACGAAGTAACATTTGGTAATAACAGATTTGGTAGGGTTCCCCCGCAAAACGCACAGATTAGAGTATTCTACAGAGTTTCCAACGGTACTGAACCAAATGGAGCATGCAGGTTTACCAGTAACTTTATTAACAATGTAACAGTTACTACTATTGAGAATGCTTCTGGCGGGGCTGAAAAGGAATCTATAGCTGATACAAAGTTTTTTGCGCCAAGATCAATTCAGGTACAAGAAAGAGCTGTTACAGAGCGCGATTATGAAATACTTTTGAAACAACGTTTTAACGAAATACAAGATGTTTCCGTATTTGGTGGTGATGAGTTAGATCCACCGCGCTTCGGCAAAGTTGCAATTGCCGTGAATATTGCCGGTGGGTTATCCGATATTGCTGCTAGCAGATATGAATCCTATCTTAGAGATAAGACACCTGTTGCAATTCAGCCAATCTTCTTGCCACCTGAGTTTTTATACATAAAGGCAACAATTAACGTATCGTATTCAGCAAAACAAACAAGCCAATCTGCCGCTGCTATTGAAGATGAGATAAGAAATGTACTGCAACAATATAACCAGAATAACCTAAGTAAATTTGGTGCTGTTTTTGAGATATCAAGAGTTTCTTCTATAATTGATTCTACAAATACTGCAATCATAAATAATACTATATCATCCTTTCCATATATACTTTATTCACCCGAATTCAATAAAAAGGACAACCCAACATTCAACTTTGGTTCGCCACTTGAAAACCCTTGTAGGTTTGCAAGAGCGAATAAAACGGAAAGTTACAAATCATATGTAAGAAGTAGTGTATTTCGGTTTGAAGGTACAGATGCAATTTTTGAGGATAATGGCTTAGGCGTCATAAATATTATAAATTCTCGTAATCGCGATCTAGGTCAAGTAGAAATAATCAAACGAAATGCTGGTACTGTTGATTATGCTACGGGTACTGTAAAATTGTCTGATTTCATAGTAGATTCATACCAGGGCTCTGGTATCCAAATTGCTGCAAATACACAAGAACAAAACGTAACTGCACCGAGAAGAAGAGTTCTTGTCTTGAGAGATCAAGATATTGAAATTAATATTAGAGAAGCAGTAGAAAGATGACAGAAACAATAGACAAAACTCGTATTGCAGATCTTACCTTTAGTCAGAGCAAGAAAGCATCGCTATTTGTAGAAAAGCAATTTCCATCTATCTACCGTGAAAATGGAAAGGAGTTAATTGATCTTGTAAAGTATTATTATAAATTCCTTGAGGAACACGAAGCACAGTCAGTATATAATATCAGACGCATATACGATTACCGCGATATAGATACAACACTGGAAAGAATGTTGATCTTTTTCAAAAATAAGTTTCTCAATGGTTTGTTTTTTGAAGAAGATACCCGGTTTATCGTCAAGAATATTCTTGATCTTTACCGTAGAAAGGGCTCCCCGGAAGGCATTGAACTTTTCTTCAAGCTGTTCTTTGACAGCGAAGTAGAAGTATATTACCCTTCACAGGACATATTCAAACCTTCAACCTCTCTATGGAAAACAGGATCCTTTATACAGCTTTATCCAATACTAGATACATTGGCATTTTCAGATATTACCAACAGGAAAATCTTTGGTGATAAAACAAATGCAGAAGCATTTGTTGATAGTGTTTATTTTGTAAATATCAGAGGTGCATATGTGCCTATATTGTTTATCAGCGATGTTAAAGGTGAATTTGCGGGATTTGATATAATATATACTAATAATCCTCTGACATTTTACGGCAGAGTGTATGGTTCTCTTAGAACAGTAGAGATAGACGATAGCGGCGCTGGATCTGGCGGTAATAAAGTAGGCGATTTGGTAAATATTATTTCTGATACAGGTGTGGGGGCAAAAGGTCGTGTATCAAAAGTAACCGAGAATCTTTCAGGTGAGATAGATTTTGTCATTCAAGATGGCAATTATGGATATACCGTTTCAAATACAGATATACTAGTATCAAATCAAAACGCATTTTTTGGTGACGGTGAAGGTTCTGATTTTATCATAAATGAACGCATTACTCAGATAAACAGTTCAAACACGGAAATATTTGGAACAGTAATAGGGAAAACTTCAGATTCTATTGGCATATTTTTAGATAATATTTCAGATCCTGATTATTTCTTTGAAGATGGCATTGAAATTGAAACAGTTTCTAGAGAAACAAATATATCAAGGTTGCCTTTATTTGTTACTGCAAAGAACACTACCGCAAATGCAGAACTAGGAACAATAAAAAATACAGAAACCATTACCATTGTTACAGATCTTATTGAAAATTATTTAGATGTGCCTTTGGATTCATCCAATTATTCTACAGTCCCTCCTGCACTTCTTGAAATGAGTGGGACTCGTGTAGATGCAAATACTTCCCCTGATTTGGAAACGCCTTTAAATGTTGCATTCGTTCCCGAAACATTTACTATCGGTGAAATAGCTACATTGAAGAATATTGATCCTGGCTTTGACCAGTTAAGTGATGTTTTTGTGCTTGCAAGAGAGAATTTGTTTCGCAGATTCAATTTACAGGATCAAATACTAAACGTAACAATCCCATCCGGGGTTTTGCTACTTGAAGGTGATATAATCACACAAACAAAAGATATCCAAACATTCGAAGGTAATATTGAAACAGTCCCAGTGCGAGGCAGAATAGTAGGGGCTTTTGGTAATAACATAACAGTAAAACAACTTACCTTTGAATCATTTGTAGTAGAAGAGCCTATATTTAAGGAAGGTTCAAATATAGCAATTACCGTAAATTCAAGAAGTAGAGATTTTAATAGTGCTCCTTTAGGATTAAATGCTGTAATTGAAGGCAATGTAGAAACAGTAGTAGGGAAAATTCAGGAAATAGAAGTTATTGATAGTGGTATAGGATATGAAGATGAATCTACTGTAGAATTGATAAATGTTTCTAAACCAAATAATACTCAAGTTGATATAACAGGTATTGCTAGAGCAAGAAGCCAAGGAGTTTCTGAAGGTCATTGGTTAAGTTTTGAATCACACATAAATCAGGAAAAGGTAATTCAAGATAGCCTTTATTATCAAGACTATTCATATGAATTAACAACAGATAATGATTCTACAATATATGAATCAGAATATAGAAACTTAATGCACCCAACCGGCTTAAAACTATTTACAAGTTTTGGTAAAATTGATCTGATAAATATAAGAATAAGCCTTTTGCGTGAAAGCATAAGCAAATATGATGAAGAAGAAACTACAGAAATTTTATCGGAAGCAGAAACAACGACAGTCTTGTCAAATGGATTTCAGTATTTACTAAGTTCCATAGAGTAGAAAAGGACTAAACTTTGAGTAACATCAAACTAGATAATTTTGACTATGACCTAATTGAACAATACTACCTAAAGAATCTTCTTGAAAACCAGTTTTGGTTATTCGGGTCACACGGTAATGAAGAATTAACCCCCATATCTAATAATACAGAAGACACTTCCAGAACATTTTTGGAAAAAAGTATTTTCGGTATGCAATATGAAGCCAATGATTTCTCCTTTATGCTTCCAATTAGATTATGGAGACCGGAATTTGTATTCACACAATTTGATGATACAAAAATTCTTAAAGATGAGCCATTTTTTGTAGTAATTGAACCTGAAATAGAATCCGGTAGTTATCATATATTCAAGTGCCTTTCAAATAATTATGGTTCTAAATCAACTGAAAAACCAGAATTCAATCCTTCGATTCAGGATGGCATATATAAATTGAATGATGGGTATAAATGGAAATATATGACATCTACTCCATTCTCACTTTTCAGGAAATTTTCTGCAAGGGGTTTGTTGCCAGTAGTAAGAAATCAGGACGTAGAAAATATTGCAAGGGAAGGTATCTACAATATAGTAGTAGAAAATCCCGAACAAAATAGCGGTTACGAAGAAATCTCAGGCAATGTAGAAGGCGTAGAAATACAAAATGGCATAATAAGAATATTTTTGAAAAATCTATTCTCCGACACAAATAATGAAATACCGATTTTTGATATTGAGAATACATACAGCGGAAGAGCAATTTATATCGAAAAATCAAATTTAGGTTCGGGGATAGGTGCAATTGAACTGTCAATTAGAGAATCTGGTGTTCTAGGAAATGTACCGTTTGTTACTGTTTCTGCTCCTCAATCATTTACTATTGAGTCAAATGATATTATAAAGATATTACCAAAAATACAAATTATCGGAACTGGTACTGGAGCATCTGCTGTTGCAGTTATGGAAGAAGATAAAATTGTAGATATAAGAATTCTTGAATTTGGTGACAATTACACATCTGCTGTAGCAATTGTTGCAGATCCAGTTGGATTTGATCCTACAAATCAAAACAGACAGGATAATAGATGCAATATAAGACCTATAATATCCCCCAAAGGTGGTCATGGGTCAAATGTTCTCAGTGAACTAAAGGCAAAACACATAGGACTATCAAAAACCATAACAAATGCAGGTACCAACGCCGAAGTTCCAATATCTGGTATATATAGCAAAGTAGGTGTTGTGAAAACACCTGAGTTTGAACCATCGGCAAATACTACATTTGATCTCCCGATGACAGGAAATGAAATAGGTGATATATTCTATGTAACATCTGATGAAACTCTATATAAATGGGAAGGAGACCCGCCACAATGGGTTGCTAAAAGTTCTTTTGATAACAGAATAAAAATTGAGCTTGATTCGGTGCCTGGCAATTTAGAAGTAGGGGATAATGTAACTCAAGGTGAAGTTAGTGCAATAGTACACGAAATTGACTTGGAAACAAATACCATTCTTGTAATAGAATATGACGGCCCATACAACACAGTTTTTGATTCTAATTTACCACTTCGCTTTGAAAACTCAAATTTTGGTATAAATAGAATTGAATTTCCACCATATATAAGTAGAACAGGTAGATTATTGACTGTAACAGATGTTACCCCGATTGAAAGAGATGAAAACCGTTCAGAACAAATACGATTAATACTAGATTTTTAAGGGATTGAAAGAACACAGATGGGTATTAAAACAGACTTAAACATCGCGCCATATTTCGATGACTACGATATCGCAAAAAAGTACTATAGAGTTCTTTTCAAGCCAGGATTTGCGGTTCAAGCAAGAGAGCTAACACAACTCCAAACGACTCTTCAAAATCAGATTGAACAGTTCGGTGAGAATATCTATAAAGAAGGCTCAATTATTAAAGGTTGTACCTTTACTGAAATACGCAATCTAAAATATATCAAAACTGTTGACGGGATACGCCCAGAAGATTTTGTTGAAAGAACAATTGTAAAAGATGACGGTTCAACAGACGAATTTTACTACGAAATTGAAGACTCAGAAGGACTAAAATCCCTGATTGTCCAAGGCGTGTCGGGTTTCCAGAGTAGAGCTCCAGATTTAAACACATTTTTCGTTGTGTATCTAAACACCGTTGAAATCGGTCAGTTTGAAAAGAAAGAATATGAGCCCAATGATACCCTACAGATTCGTGAATATATCATCCGGACACAAGAAGTAAATGATGAAACCGTAGAAACTGTAATTGATAACGGCATAGTAAGTACAACATCAGTTGCAGGATTTTCAAACCCCATTGGGGAGTCATTCGGTTTAAATGCATCCGAAGGTGTTATCTTTCAGCGCGGTCATTTCTTATTCGTAGATGAACAAACTATAGTTGTCAAAAAATATCTTTCTGAAGAAAGTGTTGAATTTGAACTCGAGCCAAATAATATATCAGTTGGTTATATTGTTGATGAATCTATCGTAAATTCACAACAAGATCTAAGTCTTTTGGATAATGCAAATGGCTCACCAAATGAAAATGCGCCTGGTGCGGATAGATTGCTACTTGTCCCGAGACTCGTGGGTCGCCCTACAACAGACGCCGAGGCTGATTCTGAATTCTTCATTCTTCGCAGATATGAAAATGGAGAAGCTGTTGAGACCCGTAACGTTACTCAATTCAACTCCATTTCCAGAGAAATGGCAAGAAGAACATATGAGACTAACGGAGACTATACAAACAAGCCATTTCAGTTTGAAATATTAAAACGTGCAGAAAATGATGATTTCTTTATTGAAATGGGCGAAGGAACTGCATATTCAAAAGGGTATCGAATTTCTAACGATACAAAAAGATTTTTCCGAGTACCTGATGTAGAGTCTACTGAAACTATAACAGGACAACCTGTGAATTTTGACTACGGTGGTTTCCTAAGTGTAGTAGATATAACAGGAAATGTACCGATGAGATCTTTCCAAAATGTGGATCTTGTTGACGACACGCTTGGTGTTATAGGATCTGCAATAGTAAAGAACTTTACTGGCGACAAACTATATCTTTTTGCGCCTCGCTTGTCTGCAAACTCATCGTTCGAGGATGTTAAATTTGTGGGTTCTGGTTCATCAGGTAGAATTGAAGTTACTCCAAGAGTAGTCAACTCATCCGAATCTAGACTGATATTTGATTCCAATAGACCGTTTACAAAAGAAATTACCAACCACGAGTTTTCAATTCGTAAAACATTTGACGGCACTACAGATGCTGCTGGCACTTTTGAAATAATACCGGCAGAAGACGAAGTGTTTGATCTAAACACGATAAAAGATCTTTTGGTTATTACTAACACAGGAACATTAGAAAAGCTTACCATAATAAATGCAGAAATTCTGCTCAATGGCAATCTTTCAGTAGAGACAGACGGGCTTAGCAAAAGCATTACAGCATATTATAATGCTAAGCAAACTGATGTAACTCCTAGAGTAAAACAGGTCCTTGATGTATTTGTAAAAACTACATATGCTGCAAATACTTCTAAATATACATTGGGCATACCTGACGTATTTGAACTTCTTGAAGTCAAAGATACTCAAGGAAATGACTTCACAAACAGTTTCAAACTTGTAACAAACCAAAAGGATGACTTTTACGATCATTCATACATCGAAAAAGTACCAGGTACTCCTGTACCACCGGAGGAATTGTTAACAGTTAAGGTAAAAACATTTAGAATTGATGTTTCTAGTGGCGTGAATCTATTTACTATTGACAGCTATTCAAATATAGACTTGAACAAAATTCCACACTTCGAGACACAGAATGGGGAAATATTTGATCTAAAATCTTGCTTGGACTTTAGACCATATCGCTTGCCCATTTCAACATATGCAACTACTGAAGGCACTGCAACCGTTCTTACCGAAACAACAGTATCATTACCTGATCCTGGGACAGAAATATTTTCTTCTGGTATAAACTATTTTGTGCCATCAGTAAACACCAGTGGCTCTATAGATATTGAGTATTATTCAAGTCGTGTAGATTACATTGTAGGCAGTTCGTATGGTCGCTTTAAGTACATTACTGGCAATGAAGCAGGTTCTTCTGCAGGTAGACTTGATACTAAGGAAAATTCAGTTATAGCTGAAATTAGAGTACCTGGTTTTCCTTTGCTTACTCCGGAAGAATCATATAGATTAAACCGCAGAAGCGAAGCTATATCACTGTCTGCAAAAACTGTCAATACCTACACTATGAAGGATATTGATAAAATCTCTCGCAAGCTGGACAGGTTAGTATATTACGTAACACTTTCTGCACTAGAAACATCTACTGCTAATATGTTGATTCAAGATGAAAATGGGAATAACAGATTTAAAAATGGCATCATCGTTGATCCATTTACAGATTTGTCAATAGCAGATGTTTCAGATGCAGCATTCAATGCTTCTGTAAATGTGTCTGACACTTCCTTAAGACCAAGTGTAAAGCAATTTCCTCTTGATCTCCGTGTAAAATCAACTAACGGTACTGATGAGATAGGTCCTGTTACTACCCTTTCATCCAACAGAATTGTCCGGTTCTTGAAGCAACAATATGCTACAAACTTTAGATCATGTACTAGTAGCGTATATAATTTCATAGGTGTCGGTGCTCTTACTCCAGAATATGATGTTGCATATGATACAGTTACAAATCCTGTTCAATTTGATCTGGACATTGCTCAACCTTTCGTTGATTTTACGGAGGCACTGAGCGAATTTGTACCTCTAACATCCGAACAATCTATCTTATTGAATCAATGGGATGTAACAAATACTTCAACGACTAGAAGCGGAAAAAGAACAAGAACCACAACAACTACACAAACATTCCAAGAATGGGAAGATATATTCAGAGAATTGAGTGTTACCGCTGGGGAAACTGAAGAAACTTTTGTTGGTGACTTTATTACAAATTTCCAATTTAAACCTTTTATTCGGTCGCGCGAGATTCAAATTGAACTGTATGGCTTACGACCAAATACTCGTCATCACTTCTTCTTTGATGAGATTGATGTTGATGCACATATTGCTCCTGGTGCATTTTCTGCTGATCTTTCTGGTGGTGTATCTGATTCAAGAGTAAATCGTGCAGGTTCATATGGTGCAGAAATAAAAACAAATTCCAATGGAGAATTGTTTGCTATCTTCCGTATTCCTGAGAACACCTTTTTCGTAGGTGAAAGAGAATTGGTTGTAGCAGATGTCGATCAATTTGAAAACATAGACAGCGCCGCAGCTTCTTTGGGTAAGCTAAAGTACAATGCATACAACTTTGATGTCGAAAAGGCTGGGCTGACATTATCTACAAGGTTCCCTGATATTGCGGTCTTGGAAAATAGAACCACACGAACTGTCATGTCAAGGGAAGTCCAGCAAGGTAGAAGAAGCAAATGTCCTCTTGCGCAAACATTCTTTGTAAAAGACAATATGACAAGAGAAGCAGATGCCCTGTATCTAAGTGGTCTTGATCTATACTTCAAAAGAAAGAGTCCTACCAACGGTATAACTATACAGATTCGTGAAGTAGAAAACGGATATCCTGCATGGGAAGTTGTTGCATTTGGCAAAAAGCATCTTCGTTCAAGTGAGGTAAATATATCTGATGATGGTACAGTACCAACCTCTGTAATCTTTGATGCTCCCGTTCGCTTGGATGCTGAAAAGGAATATTCAATTGTTATTCAACCAGATGCGGACGATCCTGACTACCTAATCTTTACAACAAAACCAGGTGGTATTGATTTTGCTACTGGCGATCCAGTGAATGCAGACTGGGGTGATGGTGTATTGTTCACATCTACCAATAACCGAGCATGGACAGCATATCAAGACGAGGATATCAAGTTTGATTTATATCGCTACAACTTCAATCTTAACACAGGTACTGTTGAACTTGAAACAACCGATTATGAATTTTTTGAACTTGGTGCAGTATCTGGTAAATTCAGAAATAACGAATTGGTATATGCATTTAAAGGTAATTCTACGTTTGCAGTATCTTTAGATCCAACTACCAATGTTGTAAACGGATCTGGTCTTTCTGTATATGACCAAGGAGATTATTTCTATGTTGAAAACGGACAGCAAGAAAAAGAAATATTGAAGGTAATAGAAGTAGTTTCAAATACCCAAGTAATTGTTGACAGGCTGCCAGAACTTTCTGGATCATTGCAATCAAGACCTGTTGTGGCAGGCAATGTGTCATATTTCAACCCAAGAAAACCTAATTTGCTGATCCTTGAAAAATCATCGGCAAAAGAAACAAGAATATTTGAAGCAACTGATACACTAACAGGTTTGGAAAGTGGCGCAACAGCTCCTCTGGTAACTGTAGATAATATTGAATTGAGCTATATACAGTCCATGATCAATCGTGTGACAGATTCAAATACAGACGTAAAGATTGCTGTAAAGGCTATAGACCCTACTGCGGTAAATGATCTACCTTATATAAAAGCCTTTGAATTTGCTTCCAATAAAGCATTCAATGAAAGAGGTTGTACAATATTCAGTAAATCCAATGATATCGACCAAGAAAAGAACCTAAAACTTATACTGACTCTGGAAAAGGATGATGTCCCGACAACAACTCCAATCGTTGATATTGAAACTGCACAGCTATTTGCTTACATTTACCACATCACAAATGATCCTGAAACAACAGCAAAATATATATCAAAAAGAGTAGAACTCCAGGAAGGATTTGACGCGGAAGATTTCAGATTATATGTGACTGGATACCGACCAGTGGGCACCGAAATCAGAACATATGTCAGACTGAAAAATGAAGCCGATCCTGTTTCACTAAGAAACAATCCTTGGATTGAACTTGAAAAGATATCTGGCGCAGACTTATTTTCTAGCACTTCAAATACAAGCGATTATAAGGAATTTGTATATGAAATCCCATCAGCCGATAAAATAAGCGGCGTTGTTACATATACAAACGAAACAGGAACATATTCCGGTTACAGGGCATTTGCCGTTAGAATAGATTTGCTATCAGACAATGTTGCCAATGTTCCGAAAGTTATTGACTATAGAGGGATTGCATTCGAATGATAAGAGATTCATACTCAAAGGCGCTCGTTGAAACTGATACTACCGAACTGCAAAAGTATCGAAAGGAAAAACGGCGTGAAAGAGAGTTTCAGGAACTCAAACGAGACGTGCATGTTCTGAAAGAATGTATAAATAGCTTACATGATACCATCAAAAAGATAGAGGCTAAATCGTGAGCAATACTAGTATTACCAATGTTGAAATTACTGATACATTTCAAGTATGGATAAACAAGACGAATGAATTAATTGATCTTGCAAATGAAAATGTGATGCTTGCAGGTCCAAGCGGATTTACAGTTACAGGAAATTCGACACTAACTGGCACATTTACTGCAAATACGTTGAACGCAAATACCAGTTCGATTGACAGTATTTCTACGATAAATTTATCAAGAGCGGTAGATGCAAACGAGAGCATAGTTTCATCATCTCCCATTCGAATATCAAGTAGCGTAGAGAATATATTTGATCTAGAATCTACAACAGGCAACAGACCTATATTAAGAATGACCAATGGTGGAAATGCAAGATGGGTATTAGGTCATAGCACAGCAGATACATCTTCACCCATTACCGTAAGAACAGAAGGTGCGGCTAATCCACAATTTACCTTGACTCAGGGTGGTAGACTAACCGTAAATGAAATAGAAGGCGACGGTTCACTACTTACTAATTTGAGTGTAGACAGTGTACCAGATTTGGACGCAAGTAAAATTACATCAGGGACGTTAGATGTTGCAAGAATACCAGATTTAGACGCTGGTAAAATTACATCTGGTACTGTTGCTGATGCGAGGTTGCCAGCCTCTGCAACAAGAGGTGAGATTTCTATTACCGATCTAACCAGTACTTCAAGTTCCTCTCAGAATTTCATAACAGGTAGAAGATTCAGGGCAGCTCTCACGTGGAATAATGTTGCAAATAAACCTTCAACATTTACTCCTTCTAGTCATACTCACGATGCAAGCGCAATCGTCTCAGGAACTGTTGCTGATGCAAGACTACCAGCTTCTGCTACTAGAAGTGAAATAGGCATATCAGATATTACAAACGAATCAAGTGATGTTCAAGGTTTCATATCAGGCAGGAGATTTAAGAGCGCACTAGATCAATTTGCAAATGCAAAGGGATACATAGTATTCAACGGCGCGACAGGTGCTACTTTGAAGTCAAAGAATCTAACGGTTTCGAAGACAGGGACAGGAAACTATTGGATTACTACTGCATCTTCTATTAGAGATGGTTCTAGTAACTGGGGGGTTGTTATTTCAAATATAGATGATGGTGATTTATCACAAACACTTGGAACTATAAATTCATCTACAGTAAATGATTTTCAAGCAGAATGGTGGAATATATTTGTATATACCAGATCCAGCAGTGTCTTAAAAATTAGAGCAAAGAGAACCTACAGCCAATGGTT